CGGTTTGAATTGATCGTCGGTGACGTGGCCACAGTAGAGCGAGCGAGCCATCAACACCGCCAAAAGTTTGGTGCGACAGCTATGGCAAGCACCAAAATGCCAAAATCTCGTCAAAGTGACTTTGGCAAAACTTTGGCGCAATTGTACCCAGTAGGGTACGCTCCCTTTAACGCGCGCGTGCGCGCGCGCGCATGACATAGGACACTTTTTGGTTTCAGATAAAAGTAAAAAATAATCGTTATTATGACTAAAATTGCTATAACCACGTAGACATGCACGTCTACAGCTATAACAGAAAAATAACAATTTTGAAGATTGTTATCGGTGACGTATACAAGTGATCGTCAACACTGTAATAACGGACTTCGATATTGGGTATCGTTGACACATCATCGATCCCTGTAATACGGTGATTTCACATGTACACATGGCAACGCTTACGGATCAGTTAATGTTTTGGTACATTTTCAAAAACCAAAAAGTGTCCTATATAGGAAAGCGCTGCGTCCGAATGTGACGTGGGTGCTCCAACGCAAGGCTGCATGACTGTGGCAAAAACAAACAAGGCATCTTCGGGACAACTTTAGAATACACGGCCAGCGCTTAGCGCAAATGTTGTGGACACAAGATGGTCACTAAATATCCACAGAACACCGACTACGTTTTCTGTGGTTTGACACTTCGTCCGTTGCACTGATAGCCTATTCTTGCGCATATTTTTGTAAAGACCGATTTCAAACGATGCGCATATCGAAGGAGCATTGTGGCAAAGGCAAGCAAAAAAACGGCAACGCCTCGACTGAAGGTCGAGCAGGTTTCGGTTGCGAAACTGAAATCCGATCCGCGCAACGCACGTCTCCACAACGACCGCAACATCGAAGCGATTGAAGCATCGTTGTCGCGGTACGGCCAGCAGAAGCCAATCGTTGTAAGGCGCAAGGACAATGTGGTACTTGCGGGCAACGGCACATTGAAGGCAGCCGTATCGCTTGGTTGGAAAAGCATATCCGTCGTTTACACCGACCTTGACGGTCCAGAGGCTCACGCTTTTGCAATCGCCGACAACCGGACATCGGAGTTGGCGGAGTGGGATGCTGAGGCGCTGACGATTTCATTTAAGGATATTTTGGCAGCAGAAATTCCGCTATTGGATATTGGATTTTTGAATTCAGAAATCGATCAGTATTTGAAACCAGAGCGACCGAATGACGATGTTGCGCCCATTGATCGTGCGGAGGCATTACTGAAAAAATGGAATGTCAAACGCGGACAACTCTGGCAGATCGGCAAGCATCGGCTATTGTGCGGCGACGCTGCTGACGCTGCTGACGTGGCGCGAGTGATAGGAGGTGCAAGACCGAACCTGATGGTAACCGATCCGCCGTATGGTGTGGGCAATAAAACAACGAAGAAGGCGGATTACGCATCTTACGATGATACGGAACAAAACGTCATTGACATCGTGATCCCTGTGATAAAAGAATCGCTAAAAATTGTGTCGATTGCAGCGGTTACGACGGGCGGAAAAAATATGTGGCACTATCCGAGGCCAACTCACACAGGTTGCTTTATGTCGCCCTCTGGTGTCGGACGCTCATCTTGGGGATTTGTATGCTGGCAACCAATTTTGTTTTATGGTAAAGATCCGTATCTTACAAATGGCATGGGATTAAGGCCAGATTCTACATCGATGATGGTAGGGCCAGATGACTTAGACCATCCATGCCCGAAGCCTACTGAGCCGTGGCGATGGCTGATTGAGCGCGTATCAGTAAAGAACTCCGACGAAATATACGATCCATTCTTGGGGAGCGGTACTACGATGGTGATTGCAGAGCAATTGGGGCGGACGTGCTTCGGCATCGAGATCGAACCGAAATACGCTGCCGTCGTTTTGGAGCGATTGTCGCTCATGGGATTGAAGCCTAAGGTCGAATGAAATGATCCAAGAGCGCAAGGAGTTGAGTTGGCGACAGTTTGATGTGGCCGTATCGAAGATGGCCGCGCAAGTCGAATCGCAGATCAAAAATGATCGCTCCAATGTTGTGATCATCGGAATACCGCGCGGAGGCTTGTGTGTTGCCGTCGCTTTGTCGCACGCTATTGGAGTGCCGATGGTCAACAACATTGCCGATGTAAAAGGTAAGCGCGTAATTGTAGTTGACGAAATTGTGGACTCCGGCGAGACGCTTTGCTTTTTTGTTCGTGACGTGCTTAAGCAAGGCGGCGATGTAGAGATGTGTTGCGCATGGATTGGGCGCACCGGGCACAAAGAACTGTCGTCAACCATTTTGTTCGTCGTTGACGAACACGATACCGATGACTGGTTTGTGTTTCCTTGGGAGAACAAGGATGAGTAAGAGCATGACTCACAACACAGACCCGTTTGATGCTTTCAACGGTCGCATAAAGCGCACGCACTACTCCGATGAGCACAAGCGCGTCTGTATGCACGCATGGGCGGTTGACGGCATGACGATCCAAGAACTCTCAAAAAAAACAGGAATCGAATGGAAAACGATTAACAGTTGGAGAAAGCAGCAGGAGCCTGCGGACTGGGAAGTGTACAGAATTGAGTTCATGCAACAACGCAATAGGATGGCGATCCAAAAGTTGACAGAGCAGTTTGGCGAAACGTTGGCCACGCAATTGAGCGACAGCAAACAGCTTCGCGTTTTGGCGTTGTCCGCAATTCGAAGTATGATTCAAGAGATTCAGAATGCTCAAAAAGAAAATCGTCCGCCTGACATCACGCAACAACATATTTTATGTCTTCGTGAGTTCCGCATGTGTTTGGAGTCGGTTCAAAAACAACAGTTGACTGTTTTTGGAATGCCGGATCGAACAGAAGTTCCGTTCGTACCTATGCAAGGAATAGAGCAGGGCGACATCATAGAGATGCGCGAGGCCGTTCGGGACCCGATATTGCGCGATGCTTTGTTACATCTAGCAGAATCCTTGTCTCCCGATACACTGGATGTACCTACAGATGTTTGAGCAACATCAAAAAGATCGGATTTCAAATTTAATGCGCGACAATAGTTGGCGTTTGTTCCCGCACACATTTGCACAGCGCGCAAGCAATGGCGAGTGGGAACCGTATCCATATCTGGTATACGCATCGCGCATCGTTTCAAAGGCGATATACGAAGGCGGCGCGCGCATCATTATCAACATGCCGCCTAGACACGGGAAGTCACAGACATTTTCAAGATGGTTGTCCGCATGGTTTCTTGATTTATGGCCGAACAAAAACGTTATCCTTGCGGCTTACGGCGATTCGCTGGCATCCGACCAAGGTCGTTTTGTGCGCGACGCTATGAATCAGTCTTCTGTTTGTCGTACAAAAATACGACAGGATGTTTCGCGCGCATCGCGCTTTATGACATTCCAAGGTGGCGGTATGGTTACATCCGGTGTAGGTGGCCCGATCACGGGACGCGGCGCAAACTTGTTAATCTGCGATGACCCGTACAAAAACATTGAAGAGGCGAGTAGCGTAACAGTGCGTCGCCGTATCGAGGAATGGTTTGAATCGACTTTTGTTACACGCGTCGAACCTGATGCAAATATCGTTCTGATAATGACGCGATGGAATGAGCAGGACTTGACCGCGTATCTGACATTAGGATCGGATTCGCCATGGCAAGTAATTTCGATGCCTGCAATCGCAATGCAGGATGACATACTTGGTCGCAAGGAAGGCGACGCGCTTTGTCCGAGTAGGTTCGATGTCAATGCTCTTAATCAAATCAAGCGCAGTGTAGGTTCGCGCGTGTGGTCGTCAATGTATCAGCAGCAGCCAGTGCCTGAAGATGGCCAAGTGTTTTACCGCGATTGGTTCAAACTATTTGACGAACCTTGGACTAAATACGATGGCGAGATTCACAGTTGGGACTTTACGTTCGACGGTAAAAAAGATTCGGACTTTGTTGTCGGCCAGCGGTGGCTGTACAGAGGTGCCGAAAAAATGCTGGTGCATCAAATTAGAAGGCGCATGGGGTTCAGCGATTCTCTGACAGCGATTCGATTGATGAAAGAACAGTTTCCAAACGTCGGCGCTATCCTTGTCGAGAACAAAGCGAACGGGCCTGCGATCATTGACACGATACGTCGAGAAATTACGGGCGTCGTTCCGATCACTCCGATAGAGGGTAAGGTTCAGCGAGCGCGCTCTACCGAGCCTCAATGGGAGGCCGGTCAGATATGGACGCCTACTCCCAAGCGGTATCCATGGGCACAGGCATACATCGACGAATTGATTTCGTTTCCTAACGGAACGAACGATGACCAAGTCGATGCCATGTCCCAAGCGATATACTATTTGACAAGCAAATCGACAAAGCATATCGGTGTCGCACCGAAAATTGATGATTTCACACGAACAAGTCCGTGGAGTATGTGATGACCGTAATAACGAAAATAGGAAAATCTGAAAGCTCATCTCAAGAAGGAGCGATCCAGCCGCTCTCGCAAATCGGTCGCAGTGGGTTAGATACGACACTGATGTCGGGTTTTGACTTTGTGTTGCCGAAGTTGCGGGGCACACAAGGCATAAAGATTTTTCAAGAGATGCAGCAGACTGAGCCGATCATCGGCGCTACATTGATGGTGTACGAGATGTTGGCTCGGCAAGCCGAGTGGCATGTCGAACCCGCAAGCGATGATCCGGAAGCTCATGCTGTTTCAGAATTCGTCGAAAGTTGTTTCCACGACATGAGTTCAAGCTGGCACGATACAATCAGCGAAATCATGTCCATGTTGACGTTTGGTTACGCGCCATTTGAGATCGTGTACAAACTGCGTGGTGGTTTGTCCGGCGATCCCGTTACAAACAGTCGGCACACCGATGGGCGTATTGGATGGCGCAAACTTTCGATTCGTTCACAAGACACGCTGTACGAATGGTGTTTCGATGACAATGGAATTCTGACCGGCTTGAAACAGATGGCACCGCCACGATGGAACATCGTATTTATTCCAATTGAGAAGTTGTTGATATTCAAACTTCGGTCTCGAAAAGAAAATCCAGAAGGTTGGGGTATCCTTACCAATGCTTACCGTCCGTGGTATTTCAAGCGCCACATCGAAAACATACAAGGCATTGGCATCGAACGCGATCTCGCTGGTTTGCCAGTGGTGTGGGTGCCGGAAGATATGATCAAAGCGGAGGCATCGCCTGCGCAGCAAGCCGCCTATCAAATCTTTAAGAAGATGATCAAAAACATAAGGCGCGACGAACAAGAAGGTATTGTTATGCCTTTGGCTTACGACGAAAAAGGAAATAAGATTTACGATTTGACTTTGTTGAGCACTGGAAGTCGCAGGCAGTTTGACACTACGGCCATATTGCAAAACTACATTTTGGAAATGGCGGTATCGATGATGACAGACTTTTTGCTCATCGGTCACGAAAAGGTCGGGAGCTTTGCGTTGTCGTCCAACAAAACAAATTTGTTTGCGACATCGGAGGGCGCTATACTCGATATCATTTGCGAGGTGTTCAATCGCTACGGGATACCGCGCTTGCTTGAAATCAACAACATTGATCTCAAACATGCGCCAAATTTGGTTCACGGCGACATCGAGACGCCAGACCTAATAGAGCTTGGCGACTACATTGTCAAACTCGTTACGACTGGCATGATGGCACCGGACGAAAAAACAGAATCGTATTTGCGGCGCGCCGCTAATTTGCCACAAAAAGAAATGGAATCCTTGGGATGACGTTTTGCTGTCAAGTTCATAAGGCCAAGGGATCGCCTACAAATCCAAAACGATTTGCGACGGCTGAGCAGGCGCGTGTGATGCGTACAGCAATGAAGGCGGAAAAAAAAGTTGTCGATATTTTTGTCAATGGTGCCAGCGAATCCAAACTTTCTTTTTCGCTCAACGACATGGCGGACGCATATCGAACTGGCAAGTTGTCTGTGCTACGTGAAGAGCTTGATACGGAACCGTTAAAAGCGAGTTTGCGAGAGATAGGTGGACATGCGAGGGGTGTGGCCGCAGATACCGCAGAAGCATCGGTCAAGTATTTGCCCAAAGAACTCGGCGGCGGGATTTTGTTTGACCAATTGTCGCCGCGCATTTTGAGATGGTCAGAAAAAAATACAGGGCGTTTGATCACCGAGGTAGACAAAAGCACGCGCGCCGCAATTAGCAACACGTTGAAGTCGGCGATCAAAGCTGACTTGCATCCAATGAGCGCTGCAAAACAGATTCGCAACATGATCGGTCTGAACGCACCGCAGTCGATAGCCGTCGAAAATTTAAGAGCGCGTATGATCGCAGACGGTGTCAAGCGAGAAATCGTTGACGCCCGTATCGAACGCTACTCAAATCAGTTGCTTAATCAACGCGCAGAAATGATCGCACGTACAGAGATGAGCCAAGCGGTCAACGGTGGCCGTGAATTGTTGTGGGAGCAGTTGATTGATGATGGGCACATTGATGCCACGCGAACACAGCGGCAGTGGGTCACGGCACTTGACGAACGTGTGGACGATGAAATCTGCGCGCCGATGGAAGGCGTTACGGTCCCGGTTGACGAAGAGTTTGATACGCCGGCGGGATCGATGTTTACACCGCCTGCACATCCCGGATGTCGGTGTACGGTGGTTTTGGTTTTCAAATAGGATAGAATGAGGTTATCTGAAATGGACACAGAGCTTTTTTATCAGATCGGCGCGCCAGAACAATGGTCGTCTCCAATCAAGGCCGCATTGGGTGCTGAGCGCTGCACAGAGTTGTCGCAAGCATGGGATGGACTGGATGCCGAGATAAAGGCTGAATGTCGAAACGCTTATGTGACGGCATCCGCTGAGCAACGTATCAAACGATTGAAGGCCGCAAAGACGACAACGATCCAAACTCTCATTTTTTCAAAAGACAAGTTCAAGACGGTTGCGGAAGCCCACAAGTGGATTAGCGACCATGGGTTTGCAGAAACAAAAGAGCCGGATGAAACCGAGACATCGTTTCGGTTCCGTCAAGAGTCGCCAGAAAACTTTGCATCGGGAACGATGCGAACGATTGACATCACCGATGGTGTTAAAGCGGTGATTGGTAGGCTCAAGAAAAACGAAAACAAAGTCCACAAAGAACACGTTGTTGCGATCTCAAAAGTCGATTCTGAAAATCGAATCGTGTACGGCGTTGTTTTAGACCCATACATTGTTGACTCGCAAGGCGATCACATGACGCCCAGCGATGTTGAAAAGACTGCAAACGATTACATGGAAAACTATCGCAACATCGGATTGTTTCACGCTGGCAAAGCTCCATCGTGCATTCCGGTTCAAAGTTGGCTTGTTCCATATCCGTCGCGCGAAGATTATGCGTTGGCCATGTCCGACAAGCCGCATCGGATTTTGATGATGCCGTTTGGCGATTCTGAGATTCCGTCTGGATGCTGGGTTTTGGGGACTAAGGTCAACGATGACGCTTTGTGGCAGAAGGTTCAGTCCGAAGAATTGAACGCATACAGCATCGGTGGTTATGGCGAGCGCGAAGACATGACAGCGTCACAAATGCCTGTCGTAACATCGCGTCTCAAAATGTCGGCTTGACAATTCTGCTTTTGGGCGATACTATTTTAAGTAGGCCAGCGAAATGAAGAGATTGAAAAACGTTGACACAGAAGAAGTCAGTCTTGTTCATCGCGGTGCAAACGGAAAAGAATTCATCGAAAAAAATGGAGACGCAAAAATGTTGCAAGAAATGATCGCCAAGTTGCTCAAGGACTCAAAGCTCGACAAAGCGAAGATCGACGAAGTTCTGAAAGCACTGAATCTATCTCCCGAAGCGCTTGCAAAATCGAAATTGGACAAAGCGAAGATTGATGAAGTCCTGAAAGCGCTGAACCTGTCTCCCGAAGTATTGGCTGCCGTCGAGGGCGCAATTCGGATGTTGGATTCGGTGAAAGACCAATTGCCCGCCGAGATTCTTACGCATGTCGCCGCGCTTGCAAACATTGCAATGCCGGAACAAAAGAAAACGGAAGGCGCAACTCCGAAAGACGATGAGCTTGCGAAGTCGTTGGAAAAACTTCCCGAGAATGTCCGAGCGGTGATCGTAAAGGAGCGCCAAGAGCAAGCTGCTCGCTTGGCGAAGATGGAAGCCGACATCGCCAAAACTCAAGATCAAGAACTCGGTCGTATCGCTTTGGCGAAGGCCGAAGCATTGAAAAGTTTGCCCGGCGACAAGAGTGTGCTTGCCGCCATCTTCAAACAAGCATCCAAGTTGGATGCGAGTCTCGCAAAATCCATCGAAGAAGTTTTGGCTGCGGCTGATGCCGTTATCAAAAAGTCGGTGGCATTCTCCGAAACTGGAAGTGGGGCCGGTGGGACTGCCGGTACTACAATGGATCGTGTCAACAAAATGGCCGACGAGATGGTTTCAAAGTCGACATCGGGTTTGACACACGCAGGAGCCATCACAAAAATCTTCGCAGACAATCCCAAGTTCTACGAAGAATACTCGGCTGGCAAATAACCAAATCAAATCACAAACGGAGAAACCGAAATGGCTACCGAACTTCATGGATTCAAGCAATCGCAAATCGCTGCCGTCGATCTGTCTGCAAGTCAGTATTGCGGCGTCAAGCAGCACACCGTTGACGGTCAAGTCACGCTGCCGTCGTTGGGCAACCACATTGTTGGCGTTTTGCAAAACGCGCCGACATTAGGCAACGTGGCAGAGATTGTTTCTGGTGGCGTAACAAAGATGCGTGCCAGTGCCGCAATCACGGCGGGTGCTGAAGTCTCGGCGACGGCGGCAGGAAAAGCAAAGATCGCAATTACGGGTGAAGCGATCATCGGCGTTGCACAAAGTGGAGCCGGTGCGGACAACGAAATTATTTCTGTGTTCCTTCAGGATCGCGGTTTGAAACCCGCGTAATTGTAACGCCACAGATTCAAAAAAACGAAAAAAAACGGAGAATAAATTATGCCGCAGCCAATGTCAAGCGATGTTCATGTAAACGCACCTTTGACCAACATTTCTTTGGCGTTCATGCAACAAGCAAAGAACTTCATTGCCGACCGTGTGTTCCCAAACATTCCGGTCAAGAAGCAAGGTGACCGTTATTTCACCTATGAGCGCCGTGATTGGTTGCGCAATGAGGTCAAAGAGCGTGCGCCGGGGACTGAGTCGAGCGGCAGTGGGTTCCGCGTCAATTCAAATGCGTCATATTTTGCGCCCGTCTTTGCCGTCCACAAAGACGTTGACGATCAAATGCGCGCCAATCAAGACACGCCACTCGACATGGATCGTGACGGCACGGAGTGGGTCTCGCAACAAATGATGGCAAAGCGTGACATCCTGTGGGCGCTCAAGTATTTCGGTACGGGCCTGTGGACAGGCAGTACGACAGGCACTGACATTGTGCCTGCCACAAAGTGGGATGCTGCGCTGAGCACACCCGTTGAAAACATCACGGCGCAGATCATCGCCATGGCTGGCAAAACTGGCTATCGCCCCAACAAAATGGTGATCACGCCGACCGTGTTTGATGTACTCCGCAACAATGCAGACATTTTGGATCGCATCAAATACACGGAGCGCGGCATTGTCACCGAAGATTTGCTTGCTTCAGTTTTTGGTATTGATGAAGTTGTGGTGCCGTGGGGCGTGCAAGACACGTCGGTCGAAGGTGCGGCTACGGATGCTACGGACTTCATCATCAAAAGCGATCAAGCATTGCTGGTTTATGCGGAGCCGAATCCGGGCATTCTCAAAGCTAGCGCTGGCTACACGTTCTCATGGAACGGGTATCTGGGTGCCGGAGCTTTCGGAAGCCGCATCAAGAAGTTCCGCATGGAAGAACTTTCAAGCGATCGCGTCGAGGGTGAAATGGCGTTCGACCAGAAGCTCGTTGCCTCCATCCTCGGCGTGTTCTTCAACGACGTGTTGACGTAAGAGTCATGCGATACGCGGCAGCAGTACCTCTCAAAATGAATGACGGCAGCATTCTGCCTGCCGGTGCATTGATCCCTATAGAGGTCAATATGCGGAACGCAAGAAGTTGGGTTCGACAAGGGAAGATCGTACCTGTTCCCGATGCAGCCGTAAGCAACATGCCTGCGGCTGCATCGGAGGCCCAGCCTCCGGTCGAGGACAAGCCTGAACATTGGCCTAAAGCGCACACAAGCAAAGACAGCGGCAAAAAGAATCGGTAGCCATGGCTTGGACTTACAATGTAAGTCTGATAAATGCTACGCCGCTCTATCAGGTTCGGCTTCTGTGCGGTGATACAGACATCACCGACCAGCTTTTGCAGGATGAGGAAATCAACTACCTGCTGTCTGTCTTTTCGACTTATGAAGCCGCGGCGCAAGCCTGTGATGCCATCGCCGCAAAGTTTTCTCGACAGGCCGACCAGACCACGGGCGACATCAGTACCAGCTATTCACAGCGAGCTAAAATGTACTCCGAGCGTGCGATACAGCTTCGCAATCAGTCGCAAAATCATACGGCGGCCCCGTATGCAGGCGGCATCTCGGTTTCTGACAAGATGATCAATGAGCAAGATACAGATGTTGTGCAACCTTCTTTCACGCGCGGATTAGATTTTAAATCCTAACGAGGTTTATCCATGGCCTACTACAGCAATCGAAAACTGAAAATCAACGGCAAAGTTTTTCCGGCGAACAGTCGGTTGCCAAAAGAGATTCAAAACATTGGGACAATGGTTCAGCGCGGCGATATTCGCGTAGTTGCCGAACCTGTGGAAGCGCAACAACCATCAAAAACAGAAAGCACGTTGTTAGAAGCACTGCCAGAATCTTTGCCTGAAGAGTTGCCATTCGTTGAGATTCGCAAAAAGAAAAAACACAATGGCTAAGCGGTCTCAAAAGACTGTTGACAAAGACTTGGGCTACAAACGTGTTTTGCGTGAGATCAAAAATACGAAAGGCGCGTTTGTACAGGTCGGATATTTTGGAGAGCTTGGCGACGATACGCCGTATGACAAATCGTCGGTAACTGTAACGCAAGTCGCCACGTATCACGAGTTCGGTGTACCCAAAAACAATCTTCCTGAACGTTCATTTTTGCGATCTACGGCGGATCGTAACAGAGCAAAGTACAGAACGCTGAGCAAAAAATTGTTTCTAAATGTTGTCGGTGGCGACGCAACGACTGAAGGTGCATTATCGGAACTCGGCGAGACGGCTAGGACGGATGTTGTTTTGGCGATCCGAAACTTTAGCTCGCCGCCGTTGGCCGAATCTACGAAGAAGCGCAAAGCTAGCGGCATTCAAGGCAAAAAGAAAAAGGCATCGTTCTTAGGTGGCCCCGGCAATCCGCTTGTGGACACAGGCGCAATGATGGGCGCAACATCGTATGGTGTTGTTGTGCATGATGCAATGGTAGCTACCGGCGGTAAAGCAAAATGATTCCTATGCCAAAAGGCCAGTACGTTACGCCTATCGTTGTCACGCGCCCAGCGTCGGGGGGCAGCTTCGATGCTAGAGGTTTTTATGTTACAGGCGGTGTACCGACAACGATTAACACTACGGCAAGTGTACAGCCCGCAAGTTCAAAAGATTTGTTGTTGTTGCCCGAAGGCGAGCGCACTAGAGAGACAGTGAAAGTCTACACAGCGACCGAATTGTTTACGGTGGACGTTGTGGCATCGCGGCCAGCAGATCGTTTTGTTTACGATGGACGCACGTTTGAAGTCTTGAACGTGTCTACATTCAAAATGGGACAGCTTGACCACACAAAAGCGCTGGCATCGGCGGTGAATATATGAGCGCCACATGGGGTCAGATCATGGATGCTTTGGTATCGTGGGCCAGCACGGAAGCCGGATGTCCGGCGATATGGGCAAATCAAAATAAGCCTCGACCGCCAAAGCCGTACATCACTTTGAACATCATCTCGCAACGTCAAGATGGACAGATCGAAGTACAGCCGCCATCTAACGGCACTGACCCCGTGTGCATTGTAGGAAGAACGGAGTTTGTGGTCAGTGTGAACTATATCGCGCCTCCAAAGATAACGTCCGCAGATTCTTTGGGCAAGCAGCAGGCTCAAGAAATAATCCGAAAATTGATCATATCGTTGGCCAAAGAGTCCGTGATGTCTGCGTTTGAAGTAGTTGACGTTGCGTCAATCGACAACGAAGGCGCAACCGATGGCACTGTAGAGTTTGAGACTCTTTGGGAAGACAGGGCACAGGTTGACATCCGTTTTGCAACCCTAACGACAGTGGTCGATGATACTGGTATAATTGAAACAGTTGACGTGTTGGGAAGTTTTCGGCGTACAGACAATTCGGAGTTCAAGGATTGGGTTCCTCTGAGCGATAACTTCGACAGCCCGTCATGGAAATGACATCCGTAAGGAGATCAAAAAATGAGCATCGAAGAAGTTGTTAACGTACAAATTACTCGCGAGACAGCCGCTGTAAGCCAAGCCGGTTTTAACACGGCTTTGATCTTGGCTCCGCATGTTGCGTTCACAGAACGTTTGCGGTACTACGCAGACATGGATGGAGTCTTAGCGGACTTCGACAGCAACGATCCTGTATCACTTTGTGCATCCGCAATTTTTTCGCAAAATCCAAACGTTAACCGCATCGCCGTTGGGCGTCAGCAAGTCAACACGGTTGACATCGTGTTCACCATCGCAAGCCCGACCGCTGTCGAAACTTTCACATGGAAAATTAACGGCGAGCAACAAACTTTTACGAGCGACGCCACACCGACCGAAGCCGAAGTCGAAGCCGGTATCATTGCTGCGGTCAATGCAGGTACGCCGCCTGTTACGGCGACTGACCCCCTGCTTACAAACACCGTGCGCATTACGGCTGATGTCGCAGGCGTTGCGTTTTCGTTTGTGCCCGTGACATCTAACCTGTCGCTGAGTTTGAATTATGCGACGGGACGCGGTACGGGTGCAAGCGAGATCAAAACTCTAACAGCGGCGGCCACAGAGACCGGCGCAAACATCGGCGATGCTTTGCAAGCTGTCGAGAATGAAAACAACGACTGGTATGGCGTGTTGGTCATTGATATGCAACAAGCAAGCGTTTTGGCCGCTGTCGCATGGGTTGAGGCTCGCCGTAAACTTAACGGTACCGTTGTGCCGACCGGTACTGGCGACGCCGATCCAAAAGCCGCGTTCTTGCCGACAAGCACGGACATCGCGGCTCAATTGCGCAATCTCAATCGTGCTCGGACGTATGACATTTTTTCGTACAACCCACAACAATTTTCTGATGCGGCTTGGATGGGAGATCAATTTCCATACGACCCCGGCACGACCACATGGAAGTTCAAAACTTTGGGCGGCGTCACGGTCGATACTTTGACTTCGACCGAAAGCACGAATCTTCGTGGCAGTAACGGCACTGGCCGAAACGCAAACACATACGAGCGCATGGGCGGTCGAGACATCACGCGCGAAGGCCGCGTTGCAAGCGGTGAGTACATCGATGTTATTATTTTCGTCGATTGGCTGCAAGCCAGAATGACGGAGCGAATTTTCGCTGTATTTGCAAATTCTTTGAAGCTGCCGCTCAACGATGCCGGTGTACAGGCGATTGTCACCGAGGTCAGGGCACAGTTGAGTGACGGCGTGGCAGTCGGAGGTCTATTGCCCGACTTTGAAGTCACGTTCCCGCTTGTCAAAGACATTCCGCTCAACGACCGCGCAAACCGCTTTTTGCCCGACATTCGTTTCCGTGCAACATTGGCGGGCGCAATTCATGCAACAGAAATCGTAGGAACCGTTAGCGTCTAAGGAGATCAAAAATGGCAGGTACATCACAGAACAAAACATACGATCCACAAAAGGTCG